GTAAGAACTTACCTTTGTAACTGAATAACGACCATTGTCATCAGTTCTATCTCCACTTACAAAAGTAATATTTACAAAATCAGATGTTTCAAGACCATGAGGTACATTTCTACCACTATCAGCCAAACACCTGATAATTGTAGTGTCTGACGCAGCATATGTGGCAATCACCCAACCAGGTAATGCAGCACTCTGACCTGTAACTTGTTCAGTAGCAATAAAAGCAGCTGATGCATCTGGAATACCATCGGCATTACTATCAACAGTACTGTTGACTCTATCAACAACTAATGTATAAGTTCCACTGTCCCAACTTCTAACAACAGCAGTAGAACCGTTACTATTACCGAAGATTGTTTCACCTACAACAAAGTTTCCAGTGCCACCAGCATTAAAGGTGATAGTATATGTGGTTTGTTCGTAGAATCCAGTGGTTACATCATTGTTGTATATATAAGTTGTTGTAGATGCAGTGCCGCGAATTGTTTCCCTTCTGATAGGAGAAACTTGCTCTCCTGCACTGTCATATCCATACTCGAAGTTCTTAAGAACCAAAAGTCTGCTCTTTGGTCTCCAAGAAGCAACCTTTGCAGTACAACCAGACTCTTCAAATGTAATCGTATCGTTCTCATCAAAAGATCCAGTGTATCTTCCATAAACATAAAGATATACAGTAGAACCAAGTCCAAGTCTACCTGCCCAAGCAGCACCCCAAACATATGCTTTACCTGCATCACCACCAGTTCCTTTCAGAGCAGCACTATAGTGACTACCTGCCATAAGGTCAGTCCAGTCTCTATCTGCAGTGAAAGTACCAATGAATGCAGTGTTAGTTTCTTCTGCAGGTAAATTTAGAGTAATAGTATCTGCAGTTTTATCAAGAACCAAGATAGCTCTTGTTGCACCAGCAGCAGTCTTCTCGGATGGGAATCCATCAGAATCAGATCTAATTTGGTCACCAATTACAATATTACTAGTATCAGAGATCTCAGTTACAATTGCACTACCAGCAGTTAGTTTTCCACCAAACTCTGTAGCTTCTGGATCAAAGACCTGTACGGGAGAATACTTGTTCTCGCTTGTACTATCGCCAATACCACCCCATCTACCAGCACCCCATGACCATAGGGTTCCATCAGTCTTAGTTGCAAGAGTATGTTGAGACCCACCAGCAACTTTAGCCCAATTAGTATTGAGTGAATCACCAGCACTAGTACCAGGGAAAATAACTTGTTCTGGTGTAAGAATTCTAGCAGTAACTACATTGTAGAGTCCAGTTTCACCATAAAGGTTAGAACCCCATGACCATAGAGTTCCATCACTCTTGATAGCGTGAGTCTTATTACCATTTGCAGAAACTGTGACCCAATTAGTATCAGTTCCAATCTGAACAGGGAATCTCTTTCTACGACGGTTTCCAATACCAATTTGACCGAAGTGGTTATTACCCCAACCCCAGAGACTTCCATCTTGTTTGATTGCCATGGTGTGAGCACCATTAGAAGAGGAAGAAACTAAATCCCAGTCTCTAGTAGATGTCTCAATAGTTGCAGGAAGACTTCCAGCAGTAACTACAAACTCAAAACTATTATTGTCTGCAGTAGTAATAGTCTTATTACCATTCAGAACTGTATATTGAGTAAATCCAACAATCTTAACTACCTTGCCCGTTTGAACCAGGTTCTCTTCTGCAGTACTAACAGAGATGATATATTGTCCGACATTCGCTCCATTTGTTCCATCACCTGCAGTTGTGGTAATAGAAGAGATTTCATTCTGAGCAAGAACGATATCATTAGTAATGGTTTGATTAGACTTCAGGAATTCTAATGTTCCTGAAGGTAGAGTTACTTCAGCAAGTCTATCCAGTTTTGCCTGGACACTGAAGAACTTAGATACGAAAGGAGTAATTGGAGGGTCAATTGAGATCTTAATATTTGTGGATGTAAGATCAGTAATTCTACCAGACTTAGTTACACTAATATCTGTTAGGTTACCATTACTATCAATTTCAGGAGTCAGAACGATATCTTCTGTTGAATCAAAGAATCTAAACTTAGGAAGACGTTCTTGAGAATAACCAATACCAATAGACTGAACATTTACAGTCTCAACGCCATTAATTACTTTTACCTTGAATGTATTTGGTTGGTACGAAGCCTGAGATTCAGACTCTGGACTTGTAAATACTTCAATCTCATCCAGATATGACAGACCATGATTTATGTTCGTCGTCATCTGACCGAAGATCCTATCATCTTCCTTAATGAAAGTAAGACCAGCGATATCAACACCACTAATTGCACTAACCTTAGCGGAAGGCAAGTTAGAAATTACAGATCCAGTAGAATCTTCAAACGAAAGGATGTCTCCTACTTTATAATCACTGCCACCATTTTCAATGGTAAATCCATCAACAATTGATGTTTCAAACTTATTGACATTTGAGATATTAATATCAATTCTTGAATCCTTAGAAGATTTGGGGAAGTAATCATAGATTTCAATATCAGACTCTTCTACAAACTCAATAGGAGCAAGTTCATCATCTGTGATAAAGGTATCATCATTGATATCATATCCAGCAAGAACATTACCTTGAATATCAACAGACTGTTCTAGAATGAAGTTAAACTCGTTATCTTCAGTAGACAATACTGAGTTGATATCGCTGAGTTTTCTTACAACATCAACATCAGTTGATTCATAAGGTTCTCTGTAACGAATAACATCTTGTGGAAGATAATTCTGAATTGCCTTTTGACTAAAGTTCCACTCATCAGGTACAGAGAAGTATTGTCCACCAATAACATATGGGAATGTGGCATTAGAATCAACCTGACCATCAATGGTCATGAAATAAGCATATACACCTTGAGGATACTCTGGAGTTCTACAGAATCTACCATTATACCTATCAAGAGTTACACCAGCAGACAATGCATACTGATAATCCTCAATAAACGTTCCCAGAGGATAGTCAGAGAGACTTGGACCGTTATCTCTAGACGTATTAAGTGCATAACCACTAACCATAGCAATGATTGGGTTATTCGCTCCACCGAGAGTAGATGCATCCTGATATGAATATGGACCGTAGATTGGATTACCATCAAATGCCCAACCAAGAATAGGTGAGTGTATAGTAATCTGATCTTGTTCTAATTCAGTAAACGTGTCAGTAGTTTTGTCAAAGAGGAGACTATCACCAAGAATATATCTCAGATAGTTTGGTTTTGAAATGTGAGCATACTCTGCACCAAACTGATTGTTCTTACCAACAAAGACATAACCATTATATGGGTCATATGAACGGTTGTTACCAGTATTTGTTTGATTGAGTAGTCTATACTCGATGTCATAAGTCCAATCAAAGATATTGACAGAAATCTGAGCCTCACTACCAACTGGAACGATGTCTATCGTTGTTGTATTTTGATCGTAGTTAATACCACTGTTAATGACTCTAATTTGACTAATCTGACCTGCAAACTGTCCAGTTGTATAGATGTCAGCTTTAGCAATAGCATTTCTACCTGTTTCATCACCAATGACAACAAGTGGTGGTGTTGTATATCCACTACCAGCAGACAGAATACCGATTGAACGAATTCTTCCATTAAGTACAACCACCTGTGCTTTTGCACCTGTTCCAGGTTCTACTCTGATTTCAGGAACCTCAGAGAAATTAACTCCAGGATTTACAATTACAATATCTTCAATATTACCACGAACAACGGGTTTCAGGATTGCACCGTCACCACCGCCACCAACAACGTTAATAATAGGAATAGTAGAATATCCAGATCCAGTTTCATCAACAATAACTCTGGTAATTGCACCATTAGCAAGAACTGGTGTTAAGAAGGCACCGCCTCCACCACCACCAGAAACAGTCAAGACAGGGTTCTCAGTATATCCAGAACCACCATCAACAACTTCAATCTCAATAACACTACCATTAACAACTGGTTTCAGATCAACACCATCAGGGTTTTTAACAATCTGAGTGCCTGTTGCAGTTTGGACTCTCTTATAAACATTAATTTGTGGTTCAAATTCCGAGTCATATCCAATACCACCCTGAATAACTGTTACATCAGAGATAGAACCAAACTTAACAGTTCTAGAATCTTTATAGTTGTAAATGGGTACGCCATTCAACCATGTACCAATAGTTCCTACAGGAGTCTCAGTTTTATTTGAAACAATTTGAACCTCTTGAGGGAATCTGAAAAGATTCCTTTGGTTACCAGGAATTAGAGCAGTACCACCAAAACCCGATATAGCATTGTTACCAATTGCATAAGAAGGAATACCAGAAGTAGCAACATAGATGGAATCATCAGATACATAAGTATTTTGGATTCCAGTAGTAAACTCTGAGATAACTCTTTCAATAGGTCTGTATGGTGACTTACCTTTTTCTAGAGGAATCGATAGATACTTATCTCCACCAGCTTCAGTTACTGTAGTGAGGATACTTACATCTACAGAATCAATGATATACGAAAAAGTATAAGCATTAGTGGTATCAATAGAACTTACTGTGAACTTACCATTAAAGAAAGCTGGAGTTGCACCAAAGATATCAATAATCTTATCTCTATACAAACCATGTGGTTGTAGAGTAGTTACAGTAGCGACAACTTGACCACTTACTTGAGCAAGTGTAATCTGCTCAACGTCTCTAATTTTCTTTACGTTATAGATCCACTTCTTGATAAGAGCTCCATCACCAGTAAGTTCGGGAACTTCATCTATACCGAAATCACTGAGATCGATCTTATCACCTTCAGTATAGTATGCGCCACCATCATTAACAACTGTGTTTTCACTCTTGGATACACCAAGAATCTTCATGACTACTTCATTGTTGTCACCACCACGAACATAGAATCTAGAACTGATATTAGTTCCACCAATCCAAGATCTAGTAATATCATTTTGTCCTCTAGTACACTCAAAGAACTGGTTAAGTGATTTAGACTTATAACTTACAAGTTCAATGCCATTGAGATAGAAGTATCCATTTGATTCTGGCCAACCAATAGTTGAGTCAACAGTAATTGTTGTATCATCAACTGTAATAGATTCACTGAGTTTTGTAGAATATGGGATCTTAAACTCTCCAGTGAGAGTATTAGTATCAAGAACCAATTCATAAACTGTCTTAGAAGGAGTCTGGATGATAGTGATATCATCAATAATAGCAGACGCAAAGAGGACAGTTTCGTCGTTAGCATCTTGATATTGTACCAGGTTTGATCCTAAGATACTAGTAATATCTCCAGACAACAGTTCTACCCTGGCTACTGTATTAACAGACCAGAGAGCATCAGAAATTTTAGTAATACTATCTCTAGGAAGAGATACTTGTACTTTATCGTTGAATACAGTATCAAAGAATAGTTTGATTGAATCAGTAGTACCCTTTGCCGATTGGAAAGTCTTGATCTTCTTGATCAGATTTCTAATATCATATTCTTCAAAATCAATTTCTGGGAATCCAGGCAAGAATTGATTCTTAATTCTATTAAGGAAATCTTTCAGGAAGTCAGAATAGACATTTCCAACGGTAGAATTCTTTGCATGACATTCTGGAGTTGTAATCCTGAAGATAGGACCATTATCATCATATGCAATATTATCCGAAAATCCTCTACGAATATTATTAAATGATGCTTTCTGATATCCAGATCCAGGTTCTACAACTCTAAATCCTGTAATTTGCCCAGAACCGATTGTAGGAACTAACTGTGCTTTTGGTGGATCAGCAATAATAACTGTTGGTGGAGTACTTGCATCATACCCACTACCAAAATTCTGCATCAAGATATCAGTTACTTCACCATTGAATATAATAGCAGTGGCTTCAGCACCAGTTCCACCAATATATGCACCATCAACGTCAAATCTACTATCAACAATGTATACAGTTGGAGAGTCAGTATATCCATGACCTCCAGAGACTAGTTCAATCGAAGTAATACCACCATCAACAATATCAATAGAAAGAGACTCAGCTCTTCTATAATTAACTGCTCTTACTCTTGGTGGATTATTTACATCAAATCCATAACCTTCATTAACAATATTAACCGAAGTAACTCTACCATCAGTAATAACAGACTCAAGGATTGCAGCTGCAGGTCTATCTACTAACTTATCGTCACCAAAAGTAGGAAGATCTACATAAATCTCAGGGCCAGCGGTCCAACCAGATCCACCGTCAATAATCTGAATATTGAAGATACGATATCCAGGGAGTTCATTTGAAAGTGGTGTAAGTGTAATTGTGCCAAAAGTTGGCATTACTGGATCAACTACATCGATTCTTGGTGTCTCAGTAAACCCACTTCCAGAATCAATAACCTCAATTGAAGTGATAGTATCGTTAGCATCAATTGTAGGAACTGATTCTACCGAACTACCGCCAGTACCAAGAACTTGAACTAGTGGTGGGTTTGAAGCTTGATATCCAGCACCACCGTCTACTACAGAAATTGCATTGATACCACCAATAAGAGAATATACAGCTGCACCAGATCCTTCTCCAGAGATCTCAATCTTAGGAAAATAATTTTGAGTATATCCAGAACCACCTTCAGATACTCTAACTTTAGTAACTGCACCTGTATCATCAATCTCAGTATATGCAGCTGCACCAGTACCAATGGGAGCAGAAGTAGATTGAATAGCAAGAATCCAAATATCTTCTGTACCGATCAGATTATCCTTAAAGATGACCTGATCTTTAGAAATATTATAATCATTAAAAATGGAAAGAAGACCACCATTCTTAAAGATGAGAAGATACGAATCAATAACAGGAATATATGACTCACCATCTCTTCTAAGATCATATACTCTCTTAGAAGCTTCTGGATTAATACTATCCAGTTTATAAATTGGTTCAGTAATATATGACTGAATAAATTCAATATTAAGTGTTAAAAGAGTTAGAGGATCCTGCTCTGCAGGAGCAACAGCAAATTTAATTTCATCATCTGAAATATTACTATCTTCATTCGATGTAAAAAAGTCAACTCCAGGCGCAAGATACTGCCCGTAGAGATTGATTAGAATATGGTTAGCAGATGGAGAAAATACACTTTTAGTCAGACTCTTCAGTTTGAAGACCGTATCTACACCATTCAATTGCTGGGTGATTTGATCTAGGTCAACAAATCTATTCCAAATCAAGGACTGATTGATATTTGGAAGAAATTTGACTGAAGGAGAATCTGTCTTATCCTTATAATAAATTAACTCATTACCAATTTTTATTACGCTGTCTTCTTCGGGAAATCCCTTAGTTGTAGATACAACAATTCTATCAGCATCTTTCTCTGTGTTCTCAATGAGAATCGTAGAAGATGTTAACTTATCTGGAGTATAATTATCCAGATCAAAGTAGTCAGAAATATTAAAGAGAAGATCCAGAGCTTGTCCAGGTCTTTCAAGAGACTCATAATACGATTTAACAAAGTCAATGAAATGTGATTCGTCCTCTCGGATGAAATCTGGAAATAAGGTCTCAACTTGGCTTGAGACCGACTGTGTTCTTTTCTCGTAATTCATCTGCGTATGTTAGTCCTTTTTAGAAGCAGCTATCAGTTTCTGTGTTCGTAAATTCGTCCAAATCGATTATGGACTCAAAGAAGTCATCACCAATTGCACCAGGGTCAACAGTAGTTAGGCCTGAACCAGTTCCAGGTTGACCAACTGTTCCACCACCATCAATTCCTCCATCTCCACCGCCGGCGCCACCGCCACCGCCAGATCCACCACCGCCAGTACCAGTTCCAGTAGACCCATCAGTTGTACTACCTCCAGATCCACCTGAACCGTCTGTAGTACCGCCTGTGTTACCGCCAGTAACTGGTGGGGGTGTCCAATCATCACTTGGAGTGAATATACTAGAGTCATCATAAACATCGATGACTGTTGGAAATCCAATTTCAGGAATAACGTTATATGGAAACTTAACCGTTGGATTTGATGGTATTACTGATATCAGCAAACCACATGAGCCAGGTAATGATGTACTGGTAATATTTATAGGACCTATACTTACCTTACCCTTGTTATAGTCAATAGTTCCGATATTTGTATTGACATATATTTTCTTTCCATTATCAATATAATATAATCTAATATTACCTTTTGAATCATCATCAAGTTCTAAGGTTCTATCAAATCCAACAATCTGGAATGATGAAGAAACTACGTTGGACTCATCACAAGCACAATCACTATCGCCAGTGGTATCACCACTTTCAATATTTCCTTTAGATCCTTTCTTTAGAGGAACACCAAAGTTAAGATTGTATACGGTATTATTGTTAAAATTTGGACAAATAATTTGTCTCAATCGTACATTCAAAAGAATTGATGTAATCGATACATCGGCAGTATCTAATATAGAAATTAATCTACTATAACTCAGTTGGCCACCAAAATTATTGAAGTTATTCTTATTAAAGTCTTTTAGAGCTTGTTCAATCAAGTTATAAATCGACTGTTGACTTTGATTAGTCCTATTTCGGTCAAATTTAACCAAAATTCTAACATCTGCAAAAGTTTTAACAGCATCTAAGATTTCTAAGTCTACTGATGCAACAGCATACTCCAAAAGTGACTTTTTAATCCTTCTTTTAGTCAATGCATTGATGTCAGTGCCACTTTTGTTCTTAATTGTAATAAAAACCTTTCCATATTCAGGTGGATCTAGTGATTCTCCACCAATTGCTTTAACATTTGCTGTTTGTGGGTATAAAATCCTTGTAAGGGACTCATAATCATCCTTTGTAACAGCTCTTGACTGAGTTGCAGCAAATCTTGGAGCATTGAACCTAATTTGTTCAATACTTTCTTGTTCTTCTCCACCTTGAGCTCTACTAATCAGCTTAACAATTGGAGTGAAGGTGATAGGTCTATCAAAACTGTCAATAACACTACCGACAAAGGTCAATTTCTGACAACCATTAGCTGCAGCAGCCTTTGTAGTCATATATTCAATTTCAATTACCTCACCATCGATTAATTTTCGTCCAGTTTTACCATCACCAAAGTAAATCTCATATCTTTGGTCTTCTGCTTCTTGCAAGAAATAAACTTTTTGTCCTGGTCCGATGGAATCAAGATTTTCAGCTAATTTGTATCTATCACTTTGAGTTGATTGAGAAGAAGATTTGACATCTATTCTTAAAGTACTACTATCAATATCTTTATTGGGAATAACATACTTACCAATATTAGTAGTATCTACAACCCAAGAGTACCTAAGAATATTACCTTCTTTCAGCGCAATCGAATTAAAAGAAACTCTTCCAGTAGTAGAACTTACAGGACTTGTAATTTTATCCTGGATATTAAAAATAAACCCAGCACCTGCTTGAACTGAAGAAGAAAATACAGGTCCAGTTTGAAGTTCTACCGTACTTGGATAGTTACCATCTGGTCCAAGTGGTGTTTGAAAAGCAAAAGATACAACCAACTCAGATGCTTTACTAGATCTTGGAGTATAGTTGAGTAGTTTTGCAATTTTTACAATATTATCACGAATTGTAGATGTCTCTAAGAACAATTCATTCGCTGTTAGGTTAGCATAGAATGAAGAGTAGTATGTGTTATATGCTAGAGTATCTAACAGATACGAAATAGTAGATCCTTCAAAGTTATAATCCGAAAACTCATCTTTGGTTTTCAGATATGACTTTATAGATTCTTTTACTTCATAAAAATCTAAGTTTGTTAAATTCTTAGGGTTCATTTATCTTGGCTCTAGTAAGAATGCAATTTCTCTGATGAGTGGTTCTCCAATAATCTTATATTGTATTGTCACTTCAATTTCATAACTAGAGTCAATCCAATTGACGTTTACTTCTTCCAGTTCAATCCTGGGTTCGTACAATTCTAGAGATGTTCGTATTTCATTTTCCATTCGATCTTTTACGATAAAATCGAATGGTTCAAATAGCAAATCTGTTACGTCGGAACCAAACAAAGGTTCAAACAATTTTTCACCAGGTTTTGTCAAAATAATATTTTTGACCGAACTCTTTATAGAGGCTTCGTCCTTCAAGATATTTATATCACCCGTTAACGGATTCCTGCTAAAAGAAAGAGCGACATCCCTGAAGGATCTCGACTCTTTCGTCTTTATTCCGTATCTACTTGTTGACATCTTTGTTTAGATTAAGTTACCCATTCAACGTAATCATCAATATGAACTTTACTGCCTGAAGGTAAAGTGTTAGTATGTTCTCTTGTATCATTAAGATATTTATCAGACTTAGGATCTGTTATTAAAACGACAGTCCCAAAATCATTAAACATCATAGACGGAACATTATCAGGGATTGGACTGTTCGCCATCTCAACTCCTTTTATAATAGTAAAGAACTTTTAATGTGGTTCTATCACTGTATGTTCTATTTAGTAAGCAGGCCAGTGGTTATTAGGTTTTTCCCACCAGAAATGTAAATCATGAGTCATATCATTGTAGTATTCCCCAACAAAATCACTATGAAACTTACTATGTACATTTTCATATAAAGCAACTGAGTGATAATTTTTCTCAGTAAAGTCTTCCATGACTTCTGTAATCCATGTATAGTTACCTCCACGGATCACACCAGCTTCAATCAAAACAAAATTCTGCCAATCAAGAACCCATTCGGCAAAATTAATTTGAAAGTTGACCTTATAAGGTTTTACGTTTTCATCAGGGAAAGGAACGTTTACTGCTTCAATATGATAAATTTCGCCATCTTTAGATAACCCATGTGAAAGGTGTTGAGTAACGATTCCAGAATAATCTGGAGAAACCATCAGAAAACAAGTCTCACTAGGATTAATGTCAATATCAGACATTTGAATTTGATATGTCATTTTTTGGATCAAAGACATCTCTTTGTCCGCAGAAACATATAAAAGTTCCTTGTCAACTTTCATGATTACTTGCCTTGTCCTCGATATGCTTTCTTAGCAGAGTTACGACTCGTAGCAGTGTATTTGGTATGCTTACCGTTACCTTGACGAGTACGCTTTGGTTTTGACTCAATGTGAGTCTCGCCACCGATTCCAACTCTTGACTTTGCCATAGATCCTTATTGAATTACTTTTGTATTATACCCTAGAAGAGAGTCTCTGTCAACTACAGTCCCACCATGACGTTCGGGGAACCCGTTCCTATGTAACTAAGACAAGGAGGTCCTAGAGGATCTCCTACACTGCCTATAGGGCGTTTATCAGCAAACACCGTTTTAGTTAATGCCCATACTGCCCTAGGGTGTCCAACACCTAATAGATCCTCAGTAGCAAGTAAACTACAAGAACAATTATATATTCTGATAGTACATCCACCAGGAGTACAACAGATCTCAATAACTAAATTAGTACAAGCAGCTTGATGTACCAATAAAAGATCTCCCAACTTAAGTGGGACCTGTCCATTGACAAGAACTGTACCAACTAAACTAGTAAGAGCAGTACAAATTGTTGGAGGCCAGTAACAAGTCGCATTTTTTGCTAGTACTGGATATGTAGGACATAGTACAGGTGGACAAGAAGTACCACATGAACCGATATAATGCACCGCCATGGGAACACAAATACCATGTCCTGTACAAAAACTAGTTGGTAACCCTGCTGGAAACGTCATTAACGATTTTTATTCTCTTCATTACGAGTTCTCTTGTCTCTATTTAGTTCCTCAACGACCTCATCAACAGTATCATACGAAGTAGTGACAGTATTCAAGTAAGTTTTATTTTTTCCAGTCAAATTGTTGGAAAGTTCTTCCTTAATTTTGTCTAAATCCTTAAATGGAGGTTCCAAAGGCGATTCTTGTGTGATATCAGGCTTTGGATTGGTAATATTTGCGTCTTTTATGTTCTGCCATTTACCATTAAGGAATATTCTACTCGTATCACTCCCTTCATTGTGATATGCTTGACCCTCATATGCATTAGAACTGTCAGATTGACCTCTTGACTGAGCTAAAAGATTTCCATAAGTGATATTTTGTAAATTTCCAGAGTAATCTTTGCAAATTTGTTTCCAAATATCTGCTTCTGGAGTAAGATTGTTAAGAAAAACTTTAGTTACTGGAATAGAAATGTTAGATACACTGGCTGCAGTAGAACAAGTAGTGGTTGTTGTCACATCTTGCGTTGGAGGAGTCGCTTCAGGGTCTCCTGGTATGGTAGTTTCAGTCTCAGAACACGGTCCACAAGCTTGTCCCCAGAAATTTACTGACAAATTAAAATTAAATGACCTGTTTACGCGCCCATCTGGGTCATATCTTTGAAGCACTGTGTATTCTGGGTGAGTATAACTAGGAACCAAGTCAAATCTATTAACAGGTCCGTAAATTTTAGTAGCTTTACCCTTAATATCCGCACTATAACTACTGTTTGCTGCATTCTCTACGTCATCATACACATCATTAACGGTGTTAATAGTACCATCAAAGATATCTTTAATGTTTTGGTTGTTATTTTCAAGAGTTCTGTTCATTTCTTGACGTAAAGGTTTATCAATTTCACCAGAACCATCTATCAACTGCTCAACTGTTGGCTTCACTAAGTCAACTCTAGGGTCTTTTGTGTTACCCTCGATAGTAAACGCGGATCCAGACACCGAAGAACTCCTATCAACACTACCAAGATCAGCATATTTGGATGCTGGGATACCTGCATTTTGTAAAAGGGTCTTTGCATTTGAGTCTGGTGAGTTTCTGATGTCAGTAGGACCCCCTGTAGTCTCAATTCTCTTGAATAAATGTCTATCTCGCTGTTCTTCAGCTGCAATACCTTCATTCTTTTCAGGATATGCTTCCCTGACTGCATTCACAATTGGTCCTACTACTGGATTTTTATCAATAATACCAGGAATATCAGTATTGTTAATACGTGCCCCAGCATTAACTTCAGTTTCTGTAGTCAAACTACCGTCATTTGCAACAGCAACACGGTTAATCTGGACTCTTCTAGACTCTTCTTGGAGAGTTTCGACAGCACGTTCGACATCATCACTACTTTTTTTGTTAACTTTCTCCAGTGCTTTGTCAAATTCTCCCCTAGTAGTCGCATTCCGAGGATACTCTACCTTAACTTTCTCCCTTTGAATCTTATTACTGCCATTATACTCCTCTTCTGCAATCATTTTCAACCAGAATACATCCTTTTGATCAAACTCCCAACGTCCAAACAGTGCTGCACGGGTAGGAATACCCCCTCCAGCTTTCACTTTGAACTTATATCCTTGGTAATTGATAACTTTGTCAGCAGTAAATCTAAAATTACCACTAAGTTGAAGCATTGTATAACCAATTTGAGTCATCTCATATGCTTCAACTACCTTTGCACTCTGTGAAAAGTTTGATTTAGACAAACTCCAGCTAGGTGTGAACCTACATCCGAAACCAGCACCTGTTGCTGATGCAGATGTACCTAGACTTTCACTCCAACTAATGACTTCTCCACCTTTAAATCTTTTACTGCCACTCTGATATTCAATCATACACGCTTTTGTACTACTATCCACACAGAATAGTTCTGGATATCCACCAACACGACCTGATCCATCACGACCATCTGATGGATTTAATACTGTTCCCTTAACTGCTTGTGTTCCACCAGGAGTTCCATAAGGTACATTAGGACTCGGTATAGAAACCCAAGTGGTACATCCCCCAGTAGGAAATACACCATAAGATGAATTTAAAGAACTTACATTACCTAAGTCAGGACCAATACCAAGACCACAGACTGGTATTGCAGTCAACACAGAGGGAAATCCACCTGTCGCTACTGATGCAACTACTGGTTTATTACCAGTATCGATGATGTGATAAAAATATACTAACCCCTCTGTTAAAAAGAAATCAATTCCAATTGCAGGTAATAAGTTCCTTAACTGTTCAGCACTGATCGAAGGTGATCCGCCAAACGTTGTTTGACTAAAAGAAAGCGCAGAACTATTCACACGCACTAGACTTTTACCTACTGTCGTCTCTGCTTCGGAATCTTGATTCCATAGTTTTGATGGTGACGGATCATATGCACCACCTTCTGGACTAATATCAATCGGCATCTTGGATGATCTGATCTACTTTGTTATTAATATTATCAATATTAGTCCACATCTTATCAAGACTATCTGCTAGACGAGTGTACTCAGTATCACCAGGTATTTTATATAAAATCTCTCTTGATCCCAGTGAATTTGATTCTATATTATCAAGTCGTGCTTCAAGGTCCTTGAGAGTTTTCATTACTGTACTCAAACTTGGACTTGGTTGTTGTTGATCTTTCATAATTTTAGTAACACTTAAAGGTTTTCGCGCGCCGCCGCTACGCCGCTCAAAGGTCTTCTGTTGTATCTGCTTTCTTTAAAATAGCATAGTCATCTTGAATTTCCCAATTGATAGTGTCACCAATGTTCCATCCAAGTTCTTCAATTAACTCATCTGGAAGTTCGACGAAATATTCATCAGACATCTCGTCAAAATGTATCTGTAAACTACGGTCCATAATCTTATTGTCCCTGGTTTAGTTATAAAACTCTTATTTATCAACCCCCGTCAATCTGACATCCTACAAGTGCGCCTCCAACAATACCTGATGGAATTGCCCACCATCGTCCATCTCCCCTACTTAATGCAGCACCGAGTCCCCCTCCTGCAATACCTCCGATTACACTCCCCTCAAGACATGAGTTATCATCGGATCCCTTTGCAGGTTTCCTCGGTTTCGTACTCTGGGGTGCTGGGATATAGTGATGATGATGTGTCCTACGTCTCCCTCTACATATCGTAGGTCGTGTATCTTTGATATACCTTCCAGGTCTCCAATACCCTTGGTTATCATACCACCCACTCTTCCAGCGAGTATATGTCTCGAAACATTCCTTATGATGTGGAGGTCTGTGACCAGCCATCGCAGGTTCTACTGTCAATAACGTCAAAGACGCTAACAAAACTGGTATCAAGGTTTTCATTGGTTTTACCTGGGAGAATTTTTTTGAACTTTACAGGTCTGGGGACCCTGGAAAAATTTTTGAATGTGATATTTATCTGTCGTCCGTAACACTTTGTAGGTTAGGGTAGTTAGCGGTATTAATAACGCGGGCACCCCCAGCGCCCAAAACCCGCATGAACACTGTCGTCTGGGCGCTGTTCGCTTCACATAAGCACAGAGATTAGACTGTCTGTCTAATAATAACCCTCAGAGTATGTATCAGAGACAGGTGCGAAGTCTTTGAGAAGTTGTTCATCACTCTCTGTAATAAAGTCTAAGTCAAGTTCATCTATAGCAGAGAAGTCTTCTACTGAAGTATCAGAGAAGTCAGTGTCGTAAGATTCGTTTTCCATGATGATTGTGTGAATTGGTGTGTGTATACTCTGGAAGAGTTAGAGCGACCTTAGAGACGTTTCTAGAGGGGTCTCAGTGTTAGTTCCAGTCTCCCCACTTGTCTTTCTTTTTAGTAGAATGTTTGTTTGTTTTCTTCTTACTCTTCTTGTCAGTTTTGTAAGAATCAAAGTAGCTATCCTCTGATTGTAATTGTCTTAACCTATCGTCGTAGTCTTGGTTTGTCATGACCCAAAGGACACAGTTTGTTTTTGAAACTCAACAGAGTCAGTATAATAGATTTTGATCATGTTGTCAAGCGGTATGTGTGGGGTCTGTGATGTTCTTGGAGGGGTTGACATTTCAGGAGAAGTGTGATAGCTTGCAGGCAAAACTAACATCAAAAAGAGACATTAAGAGACTTAGATAAAACAGCAAAGTATATTTATTTAACCATTTAATTTTCCACAGGTTTTTCCACATATGTTTGTGTAAATGTGGAAAACTCTACGGAGAGTTGTTATATCATAGGTCATTCAAGTACATCTTACATTCTATCACTGTATCGAACTGATTGATCTGTCTATATGTCATGACTTCTTTTAGGTCTTGTAATGTAATAGGAGTAAGTTTGTCTACTCTATATTGTTTTGCTTGTGGATCGTTTACATGTTCACCTGATAAGTTTTCACTGATTAGGTATTCTGGGAAACGGTACTTATTGTAAGCACTGTATTCAGGATTGTCATTTTGTTCATCAAAACAGTGAATGACATATCTTGTGGATTCGTGATCAAGTTTGTAGTCTAAGTTCATTCTTCTGGTGGTGAGATTGTTTGTAGAAGTTCAGTTAGATTGAGTTCTTCATCGACTAGAAACTCTGCGAATAAGTAATCTACTGTGACTTCTAATTCTGCAGCGAGATATTCAAATAGTGAATCCATTAGTTGAATTGGAGAGAGGGAAGAGTGAACTTAACTTTCATATCAGACTCAGGACGAATTGCTTCA